ATCGGCAAGTTTTTTTAGTTCTGGAATACTACCAATTAAAGGAGGCACGCCATCTGTTGTAAAACTGAAACATACCCCTCCGCCGCCAGCTTCTATCATTACCCAAGGATCGGTTTGTTTCTTTCCGCGATTCCATTGTTTCCAAGCTGTCTAAACGACCTCTGGGAAAGTAGAAACTACTTCATTTCTGGTTTTCTCATCGGTAAATTTCATAAAATAATTTAAATTAAATTCTAGTATATTTAAATTATTGAAATCCTTAAACCGAGTGCGGCAATATTGTAGCGGTAAATCCTAAATTGTTACTTTATCTTTTGAAGTTCTTAATATCCCATAATATACGCCATTAATTAACCATTCAGTAGTAATATGAGAAAGAGCATTAGGTAAATCTAAATTTTCTACAAATTCGCAAGCATTATAGAATGCCTTCATCATCTATGTTTCAGAGCCCTTGCCAGGCTAATATACTGGAATTACGGCAGTATCATATAATGGTAAATGAGCTAGGAAATCAATGTTATTTCTATAACTACTATTAGTTCTATAATAAAAACGAGAGAGCTCACGCAAATGTATCGTATCACCTGAACAAATAATTTCTTCAATTTCTTCAATATTGAAGTCTCTTGATACTGATTCTGCATTTTTATACCAACCTCTAGAATACGAACGCTCATTTAATGGCGCTCTTTCTGCTATTAATTTTTTATAGGACTTAAAGTTCCTTTTTTCATCGCCCAAATTACTCACCCCCTCTTATGTGAAGTAAAGAAAGTAAAATCTGATATATGTTTCCGCATTTTTCGCTTTGCCGCTTTATCTTCATAATACTTTATTCTGTAAAGTCCATACTCCATCGCGGAAAAACGGTCCTTTTCAATAGACTTAGAAATGCGTTCTACTTTAAATTGATTCTAAATACCAGTAGGCTTCAACCGCAAATTATTACATTCATCTACTAGCCGCGAAGTCATTTCATATGGCATTAAATAAACTCGTCTATCATACAATGACATACGCTAGCCTTTTTTAGTCTAGACTAATTTATCTTTTACAATACGTTCATTTGCTAATAATGATACTGTACCATTATTAATTTGTGAAAAGAAATTAGAATGAATTAAGTCATCATTAGATGAACCAGCCTTAATGTCATAAATAATGGCTCTATACTCTGGTTTGGGTTCTTCTGATTCTACTTTCATTTCTGGTGGCAAATGATGATCGTTATTAAAAACATAATATGCGGGGAATTGTTCTCCTGTTTTAGCATCAAATGACGGAACAACCATAGCATCTAATAAACCAATACCAGGGCCATTACCGTCGATAACAATTTCTCTTGGCTAAAATAGAGAAATTAATTTTTTAAGACGGGGTGCCTAATCAGTTATATAGTTAGCGCCGTGTATTACTTCGGTATAAATTAAGTTTTTCTTAAAGCCTTCAGATTGCGGCAAAACTTTAAAAACCATAATAGCCGTATTCGCGGAATATCTAGCTACGTCAACCCCTATTATATAAAAAGTATTGGGGTTAGGCGGATTCTCCTATGCTTTACGTTCACATTTTAATAAAGTACGACGCTTATTAAGTCTGCGAGAATCCAACCACGCATCTTTATTATTACCAGTCCAAATTGATAAATTTTCACGAGAAAATGATTCTTCACTCACCGTAGAAGAATAACGCTGGTCTAATAAGGTTGCTTTATCTAAAAGCCCATAATGTAAGGGGACCTCATATGATAGGCCCCAAGAAAAATACTCATCTGGCCGCAAGACAGCATTAATGGTTATTTCTATAAGTTTCTAATACATAAATACTGTACGTTCGGCACTAGTAGTAATAAATATTTGAGCCGCAGATGGTTCTTCTGGATTTAAAGTGCCATCAACTTCTCTTCTTTTAATATTCATTTGCGGTAGTAGAACTTCATTATATGGGACTTCTTCAATAAGAGCGGCTTCTTCAAGAATCGCAGCAGTAGCTCTTAAACCACGAGAAGTGTCTTTGGATACAACAGAAATCATTGAACCATTCTTAAACCACAATTCATAGTAGTTGCCGCTAGCCTTTTGACCTGTTTTACCATCCTCAGCTCTAACAGTTAATTCTTTACGCAATAAAGGCCAATGTTTGAATATTTCTTCAAACTTAGCCTAAGCAATTTTAATAACTGTTCCTTTTACATCAGAAGCAATCATTATAGTT